CCAAGACATATGTCTTGCATCACAGATGCTACTTGGAATAGGTGTCCTTCAACGCCCTGTTCCGAGTACTCTGTGTCTTTACCTAGGAGAGTATACTTGCCGTCTTTGACGGATGAGTAATCTCTCCTATCTTTCTTTGTATCCAATACCAGTCTCATCTTGGGATGATCTAGGTATGGTAACAATCTATTGTCCTTGAGCTTTGACGCCGTTCGTACGGTGTTAAAGCGGTCAAGTGGAATATGGAAGACTTCTTCACAATAAGTTCCCCAGGAACTTGTTATGAAGAAGTCATCTTCGGAGAGTTCATACCCCAACATCGCTGCCGCGTTGTTGAAGTATTGGACCCACCTGATCATTTTAGAGGGCTCGTCAGCACCGAGGATGATAGCAGTATCATCCCCGTTGCCGTCGTGCACAACTTTTACGCTCGGCTCTTTCTTTGAGGCGTAGGCCTCACAGATAGGGTGAGCTAAAGATAAATTGGACTTGGTCAATGGATCCCCCATGGGGACTCCATTGACCTGGACCGAGTGAAATTTTCCATTAATGTATATGTCCTTTGGACCAGGCCATATACATTTAATGGGATCGAGTATGGAGGCAGGTAGTCTCATCTTTTCGAGGAGTCTACCCATCACCATATGAGCTGATTTAAAGGATGGTATGTCTGTGGCTGAACGCCAGTCCAGACTTACTATCCTTTTGTGTTTTTCGAATAGGACGTGACCATCAACCGGATCGAGGTGATCGATCCGGCTGATGAAGTTCCATCCTAGCCTACCAGAAGATAATCCATTCTTCAGAGAGCGCATGCTCTTTGCAGCTTGGATTGTCATATGCGAGAAGGGTTGAAGGAGTGCGTCTTTGTAAAAAGACCCACTTTGGACAACCCTAACCTTTGCGTTTTCCCTAATGGCGGCGACATTTGTTTTATAAATGTCGTCACTACTAGAGTTTACCTTTTCGATCGCTTTCCTGAAGGCCCAGTTTCCTAACTGGCCTCCAGGATTGCGAACACTAAATGGTGGAATGTAGGGAAGGTCGGGTACTTTGCGTAAGTACCCGAACTTCCCTTCTTCTTTCTTGGAATTCTCAGTACAGGCACTCGTTGACAACGAGATCCTGAACTGGGGATTCCCAGCAGCTTGTGTAACAACCTGATCAAGGATAAAATCGATTGACTCGATTAAATCCTTATCAGGTTTGAACTCCTTTTCGACGGTGACTTCAGCAATAAACTTGTCTATTGCTTCAGCCGCCATCTTGTTATTTCCTAGCCCAGATGCTCTGGACTGCGTGAACACGCAGGCCCGGAACATGTTGGACTTACTATTGATTCCTACGCGTGAATTGAACTGGTCAATGACCAGTTGAGCCCACGCGAGTCGTCGTTGTTCGTGTTCGGTCAATGTCGCTTTCACGCCAGTGAAAGCACATTTCCGAACCCTTTTTCGCATTTTCTTCAATGAGGTTACAAGACCGCCATAGTCTTGTAATCCATTGGAGATCACACTGTTCATGATACGGTCAGACACCAAGTAAGCACTTTGGTCTCTAGCCGTAACAAAAATTTCGGGATAGGATATTAACAGTGTTGTTAATACCCCATCCGCCGTATGTAAGATCTCCTTAAGTTGTAGGGCCCCATTACGGGACTCTAGCAACCTATGGAGAAGGTTCTTATTATGCCTCTTGAGCCGCTTATACCAATAGGTACGAGTGGCCAAGATGGCGATTTGTTGTTTGGGTTTACAAAATGAGAAGGTGTTACCTCCCCATCTGTGCTCCCATAAATTTGTGTAGACGTAGTCCCAGGCCTCATCGAGGCCTGAGTCTTCGTCTCCTTTCAACCCCTTGGATAGGCAAGAGACCAGGTTGCGAAACCTGGACTCCCACCTACCCGCAGGAACTGATGCCGCTTCCTCACGTAGATTTACGCTGAGAGGGATGCATCCATGATAAAAAACCATGAAAATCTTCGGATTGAATTGGTGAAGACTAGCCGGTTTGATTGCCGGCAAATTGGATCCGGACTCACCGAGGTGTGCATACGACCGATAGCAGAAACTATCGGCCGCCACCCCGTCGTCCAAGGATCCTCACTGCGCGTCTTGCGTC